CGCCCTCGCGTTCGGTGGTGAAGGCCTTGGCCGTGGAGAGCGTCGCAGCGTCCCCCTCGGTCATGTCCTTGCGGATGGCCGTCTCGCGGGCCGCGGTATGGTCCTTCGCTGCCTGGAGCGTCGAGGCATCGGCCGCTGCGAAGTCCTTGCGGATGGCCGCTTCCCTTCCGTCGGTGTACTCGTTCGCCGAGGCGAGCGTCGCGGCATCCCCGTCCTGCTGCTCCCTGCGCAGCACGCCCTCGCGCTCGGTAGTGAACGCCTTGGCCGAGGCGAGCGTCGCGGCATCGCCGTCGGTCATGTCCTTGCGGATGGCCGTTTCGCGGGCCGCGGTATGATCTTTCGCCGCCTGGAGCGTCTCGGCGTCTCCGTCCTGCAGCTCCTTGCGCAGCACGCCCTCGCGTTCGGTGGTGAAGGCCTTGGCCGAGGCGAGCGTCGAGGCGTCGCCCGCGGTCATATCCTTGCGAATGGCTGCCTCCCTTCCGTCGGTGTAGGTCCTGGCCGACGCGAGGGTCTCTTCGTCGCCTTGTTTGCGTTTTGCCGCTTCGTCGTCGATCTTGCCGTCGAGTGCCTCCATGTCGTTCTGGACTTCTTCGAACGCTTTCTCGGTAGACTCGGCATGTGCGGCCAGGTCGTCGGTTACCTTCTGCACCTTTTTCTCCAGTTCCCGCCCTTCGGCCGTACTGTATTTCCCGTTGAGCTGGTCGGTAAGTCCATCGACCCCGCTCATCGGGATTTTGTCCTCGGTCTTATGGAAGAAGCTGTCGAAGAGGTCCGAGAACTGCTCGGCCGTCGGGTACATTCCCCGGCCGAACCATTCGCGCAACAGCGCACGTACTCTGATTGCCATTCTGTAATCGCGTGATAAGAATTTTACTTCGTCCGCATGACATAGGCCAGCGTGTAATAGGGCGGTCGGTTCTCGTGCGAGCTGCCGCCGCCCGTGCGGTCCGTCGTTCCGAAAGGCGTCGTGCGGTCATGCCACGACACGGCCTCGGGATAGGAGTTGTTGCCGCCGCTGCGCCATCTGCCGTTACCTCCGGTCCAAAGATTCTCCCCGTGTGCGTGCGAGGGCATCTCATCGACGGTGAGCGTGTGTTTCTTCTCGCCGCCCACCTTGCCGTAGCTGCCGTAGTCGGCATCGTTGACGTTGTAACCCGCCACGAAGCGGCCGCGCAGGTCGGGCAGGCGGAAATAGCCGCTCGTGGTCGAGAGCTTCCGGCCGTTGCAGTCGTAGGCATTGTTGTAGGTGCTGCCGATAGCCTTGTAGAGTTCGGGGTACTCCGACTGCTTGAGCTGCTGCCCTTCGCAAAGGGCGTAGCCGTCGGGAATGCGGGATCCTGCCCAGATTTCGACCATGCCCAGCGGCGTGCGCTGAATCTTGGCCAGGGCGGCCTTCAACTCTTTGATCTGCGCTTCGAGTTCGGGCAGCGACTGCGCTTCGCGGAAGTCCGCCCATTTGTAGTTCTCCTCGCCGATGCCCGGAGCCAGCGACCGCTCGACGTAGGCCTGCGGATATTCGTACCCCTGGGCCTGTACCGGGATCGCAGTCTGTTTGAGGTACATGCCGCCCGAAATAGGGCCGCCCTCCCAGTAGAGCACCTCGCCCTCGGGGTGATCCTTCGTGCGCAGGAACACGTAGCCCTCGCTCCGCTGCGTGCCGCCGCCCGTGAGGGTGCATCCCAGCAGGATCGCCTTGTCACCCGCCAGGTTGCCGATGATCGACACCACGTGCGCGTTGGTCTGCATGTAGTCGAGCATCTCGCAGTCGGCCGGGAAGTCTTTGTTCGATTGCAGGAGGAACCTGCCCTGTATCTGTTTCATCGTCAAATGTAGTTTATGGAGAATCGTTTCGAAGCCAGCTTGTACGCATTCACCACGGCCCGGACCTGCGTGATGTCCAGCTTGTCGTAGAGCGCCAGCGGGATATTCACCCAGAAGTCGTAGCCGCTCACGCCGCCGTAGCCGCGGCGGTTGAGAATCAGGATCCGGCCCGATCCGCGGCGCGGGACCAGCACCTCGGCGTCCTCCTCGCGTTTGTGCAGGGTGATGAAGCCCACGTTTTCGACCTCCTCGGTGATCGTGATCCTCCGGTCGATGGGATCGAACTTGTCGTTCAGCAGCGCCCGCAGGTAGCACACCTGGCCGTTGTGTTCGAGGCGGTAGTCGCTCTCGCGCTTCCAGAGGATGAACCGCGTGTGCAGGTATTGCAGGGGCGACACGGCAGCGTAAGCCAGGGCGGCCAGCAGCGGCCGCCGCCGGAAGGTCGGCAGCAGCAGGAGCGCCAGGCGCTTGAAGTTCACGTCGTAGAGCTTACTCGTTGCCATAGGCTTTCAGGGTCAGTTGTACGTCCTCCATCGTGAAATACCCCGCCGCGGGGACGCAGCGCGCGTCGATGGGCACGACGACCGTCTCGTCCGCGGCGACTCTCGTCGCTCCTTTGAACTCCACGATCCGCACGCCCTCGACCGCCTGGAGCGCATCGACGAGGGCCATGTTCGTATATTCGCCGTTGAAGGGCAGATTTTCGATATATTCCCGGACGGCCTCGCGGCAGGCGGCCCCGACCGTCTCGGCCACGAGCATCGGGTCGTAGTAGATTTCCACCTGGCACGAAAAGCGGTCGGGGTCGGTGTTCACCAGCGCCGTGCGCACGCCCGCGTCCTTGATCTCGGCGATGTAGGCCGCAAGCTGCGTTTCGGTTTCGGCGTCGAGTTTGCACCGTTTGCCGTCCTTCTCGCCTGCGACCTTGATGGTCAGCAGCGAAGCGTCGGCGCTCTCCGCAGCCACGGCGTGCTTGACAACCCGCGCCGCCGCGATGGCGTCCTCGGTCATCCCCTCGGTGTTGTAGCGGTCTGTGTCCGCGATCAGCGTCTTGCCCTTCATGAACGCAAGCACCTTGTCGCGGTACCATCGTGGACGGTGCGGGATGATCTCCTCGATGCGCGCATCCACCTCGTCCCTGTACGTGTCGAAAAGTTTCTCCAGCGTCCACGCCGCAACGGCAAAAAGGTAGAACAGAATTCCGATGACGGACACCTTGCTGAAATGCGCCGTGAAGCTGTCGCCCGGCGTAAAGGCGAACAGCTCCGCGACGTGCTCGTTGCGCATGAAGTCGGCCGCGATGCTCTCCTTGATTTGCCCGATTGTTCTCATTTTACCACGAAGTCTATTTCAATGCCCATGTATCCGATGCCGCCGTAGGGTGCGGCCTCGACCTCCTCGGCCGAAGGCGCGGTGGCGGGCTTCACCCCGTCAGCTGCCAGCTTCCCGACGACCGATTCCGTGCAGGCGGTCGTGCAGGCGATGTCGAGCGTCTGCCCGGTCTTCAGTTCGTCCGTCAGGGAAAGCCCGTTGAGCCGGGCGATGTCGAATGCCGCCTCGATATTGCCGCACTCCTGTACAGCGATGTCCGGCAAGGTCTGGTTATTTCGTGTCGTAGTCCGCATCGACGATCAGTCTGTTGTTTGTCAAGTCTATTTCCACCTCGTTCACGCGCATTCCGTCGGCCTTCAATTGCTCCGTGATCTCGCGCACCCATCCGGCCGTTTCGTGGTCGTTGGCGATATTCGTGATTCCGACTCCCAGCGTCGGGTACTCTTTCGATTCGCCCTTCATCATTTGCAGGATGGCCGCCTGGTTCTGCGCCGTCGCCTCTCCGACCTGCAACCCCTCGGCATAGACGCCCTGGCTGTTCCGCCGGGTGTCGATCCGCAGATCTCCTGTCACGGGGTCGGTCAGTATGTCGATATTCTTTGCCATTGTCAATGCGTTGCCTTCTTGTCTTCCAAATCTTCCAGCGTGATGGTCGCGGCGGCCATCTGTTCAGAGAAAATCCCCGCGCCTGCAGGGCCGTTGGCCGCAGCTCCCGCACCCACCCCGGACAATCCTGCGGCGACGGCCTGCTGCATCATCGTGCAATAGCTCCGGATGCTCTCCAGCGAACGGCGCAGCGCAGAGGCCAATACCAGACCTCCCTGTTTGCCTCCGTTGATCTCCACGCCTTCGGCCGTGACCTTCACGCGCATGTCTCCCGCCGCGACCGAAACGGCGTTGCCGTTCGCCTCGACGGAGGTGTTGCCGTGGCGGTAGGCCAGCGATTCGATTTCCGAATAGCCGACCACGGCGCATTCGCGCAGCTCGCCGCACGAAAGGTCGGCCACCAGAACGATGCTTCCGACTGCGGGTTTCAGCAGCAGGCCGCCGGACGCACCGCCTTCAATGGCCGCCAGGCGGATGTCCGGAATCTCCAGTCCGTTATGCAGCGCCCGGCATGTGTCGCCCTCGACGGAGACGACCTCCATCGGGCGAAACAGGAATACGGACTGATCCGTGCCCGTGATCTGCTGCAAAAGCTGTTTTATCCTCGATGCGTTATCCATTGCTCTCGATGCGTTTCCCGATGGTGACGATCCGGCTCGCGCCCTTGTCGCCGAAAGTCGTCTCGACCGTCAGCACGTAATAACTTCCGTTCTTGTATTCATACTCTGCGTCGCGGATCTCGGCCAGCCATGTCGGCTCGACATAGGGTTCGAGCCATCCGGTGAACGAGCCCTCGTAGCCGGTATAGGCCCGCACCTTCAGCTCCTCGTCGGCGCGCTGCCGGAGCGATGCCGGGTCGGAGACGCCCGGCAGTTTGAGGGTGAACTTGTCGCCGCCCGTCGTGCCGCGCTCGATGCGGATCGTTTTGCCTTTGGCATCCGTACCCTCCACCACGGCCAGGAACTTCCGCTTCGAGGCGTCCCGGTACTTGAGGTCAGACTTCTCGATGTTCACGGCGAAGTCGTAAATGACCTTCTCTCCGATCCGGGCATACTGCGGATGGACGTGCAGGGTTTTTCCGCGCAGGTAGATGTTGGCTTTCGTTTCGCCCTGCACCTTGCGCAGCACGTCATACCCCGTCGCCGCATGGATGGTGAAGCGGTCATACGTGAAGTCGTAGTCGCACTCCACCCCGTAATCCCCGACCTCCCGGGCCACCGACGTCAGCAGCGCCTTCACCGTCACGTTTTTCAGTACTCGGTCTTCGAGGTCCCGGCGGAACTTGTAGAGTTCGTCCTCGCAGCGGACGCGCACGGAGTCGTTGTCGGTGGCGATCTCGGCGACATACCCCGCGAACTCCTCGCGCAACACCCTGCCGTACCCGAGGCGGATGCAGACGGCATCGCCTTCGGCGATCTTCCGTTCGACCTCCAGCGTCCGGTTGAAAAGCGTTCCCGGCAGCGTAATATCGGCCGTGTCGGCCAGGTTCTCGACGCTGCATTTGATCGCAACCTTTTCGAGTGCCGCCAGCCGATACTTCCCGATCGTTATGTCGTAGTTCATCGAATACATTTCGAATACCGTTAAACCGGAATGAAAAGCGATGCGGGGAAGTCGCTGTACGCCTTGATTTCGAAGTTCTGGTTCTGCAAGCCCTTCGTGTGCGGGAATCCGACGCTCTCGATTACGAGGCGCGTGATGCCGAAAAGCAGCAGCTCGTGTTCCACGTCGAGGTGATCCGCCGTATCGAACAGGTCGCGCAGCCGCCGCATGGCTTCCGCAGGGTATCGGTTCCCTGCGGCGATGAACACGCCCTGGATCGAAATTTCGTAGTTGCCCCGGCTCCACCGCTCCTTGACCGTTCCCGCATGGCGGCCCTTGGCGACCGTGCGGCGGACGATCTCGTTGCGGCCGCTGACCGATACGAGCGGTTCGAGCGGGAAGGTGAACCACTCGGTCACGCCATCGGTTGGACGTTTGAGCCGCAGCGGCATGACCGAACTTACCGTGCCGACGGAGGCCATCTCCGCCCGGATTTCGTCCGCATCGGCCGTCCGCACCCCGTCCGTGTCCCGGAGCAGGAAATACGGAGGCAGGGCTCCGAAGCTGCCGAGGGCCTGCGTCGTGCGGACGCGGAGCGGATCGCGCAGTCCGTCCGACGAAACGACGACGTCTGGGGTCGCTTTCCCGATATTGAAAAATACCTTGCCCATCCTATTGTGCCGTCTTGGCCATTTGCAATACCTGAATCAGTCTGTTCTCCAGATCGCGCTGCATGTCGTCGCGCGAACCCTCGTAGCCGCCCTCGAAAACCAGCTTATCGACCAGCGCTCCGAGTGAGATGTTGATCGTCGTGGAGCGCTTGCCGCCCGTGGCGATGGCCGAAACGGCTCCCGCCCCGGCCGTACTGCCGGAGGTTCCGCTGCCACCGCCCGGGGTGTTCGCCGCCAGCTCGCCGCCCATGCCGGGCAGGGAGGGCGACGCGATCCCCAGCGAGGTTTTCAATTTCGCGGCGACGTCGCCCAGCGACCGTTCGGAATCCCACCGAAGGCGGATGCCGTCGAGCGACGCCCTGGCTTTGGCCGCATGGTCCGCGACCCGTTTCGCCCCTTCGATGATCGCCTGCTGGCGGTTCTCGACATCGGCGTTGATCCGGGCGATGGCGGCCTGGTTCTCGGCGCTGTCACCCAGCCCCACGGCCTCCTTGAACTTGTACCATCCGAGTTTGATCTTGTCCAGACCGATCATAAGGCCGTTTATCATCGTGCTGAAATAGAGCTTTACACCCTCCACGAATCCCAGGAACGAATGTTTCATGAATCCGACCGTGCCGTCCCACAGCGTACCCCAGCCCTGCACCTTGTAGCAGACATAGCCGATTACGGCGATCAGTCCGATGACCGCGGCGATGATCCACGTCACGGGGCACGCCAGCAGCGCGAGGTTCAGGCCGTTCTGAGCCGCTGCCCATGCCCATTTCGCCGTGGTGACGATCCCTGCCCAGGCTGCCATCGCCTTGGAATGGAGCGTGACGAGGAACATGGACGTCGCCAGTATGCCGAGCGCCGTGCCCAATACCGCAACGACCGTCGCGTGCCGCTGCATGAACTCCGAGACCCATCCGATAGCTGCCCCCAAGGCGTCGATGCCTTTTCCGGCAAGCTCGACGATCCACTCCAGCGCGGTCATGGCGGGAATCACCAGCGGCTCGATGATCCCGTAGAGGCGGAACAGCAGGTCGCCAGCCAGTCCGAGAAGCGTGGACCACTTGCCCGCGGCCGTCTGTCCCATCTTCTCGGTCATGCCGTAGAACTGGCCTCCGGCCCGTGTCGCCGAATAGAACGCCTCGGTCACCATGTCGGCCGAGATCTTGCCCTTCGACATTTCGTCCTTCAGCACGCCGATGGATTTTCCCGTCTTGCGGGAGATCTCCGACAGCGGGTTGAAACCCGCATTGATCATCTGGAGCAGGTCTTCGCCCGAGAGTTTTCCCGCCGAGGTCATTTGCGAGAAGGCCAGCGTCAGCGAATAGAGTTTGTTCTTGTCGCCCATCGCAATATCGCCCAGCGCCTTCATGTTGGGCATGATCCGATCCTGTGCGATGCCGAACGAGAGCATCATCTTCGCGGCGTCCTGCAACTCGGCCGTCATGTAGGGCGTTACCATCCCGTATCGGCGTATCTCCTCCCGCAGCGCTTCCGAGGCTTTCGTGTCGCCGCGCAGCAGCACGTCGAAGGCGACCTGCACCTTTTCCCGTTCGAAACCCGTTTGCAGCGCCTTAAATCCCGCCATGCCCGCCACAACGATGGGATTGGTCAGCGTATTGGCGAACGGAATGCTGTTGAAGGCCTCCGACAGCATGGTCTTGATCTTGCCGCCGTTCACCCGTTCGAGCTGGCGGATCTGCCGTTCGAGGGCCTTGACCTCGATGTTGGTGCGGCGTATGGCGTTGATGTTGCTGGCCGGAATCCACTCGCGCTCGGCGCGCAGCGCATCGACACGCTCGCGGAGGCTGCCCAGCGTGACACCGCATTTCTGCATGGTGCTGTTCGCGCTGTTCACCCGCTGCTCGACCTTCGCCCAGACCTCCAGCGCCCGGTTGTTGGTGATGTTGATCTTGTTCAACTTCCCCGTGATCCGGTCGTTCAGAGAGAGCGTATATTCGACAACATTTGCCATTGTGTCCGTTTTTTCGTATCTTCGCTGCGTATGGTAGCAGGACTTATAGGTATTTGGTTCGCCGTCGCCGTGGTTTTCTATGTATTGAAAGCTGCGCGGGCCGTGCTGCCGTGCATTCCGAAAGCGCTCGGCGTGTTGCTCTGCCTGCCTGCGATGCCCTTTGCCGTAGCGTATAAAAACCGCGAAACGCATCCGTGGCAGGCGCGGTGCATCGTCTTCGGCTGGTCGCTGCTCTACCTGCTGCTCGCCTTCATTCTTTATATGGAAAATTAGGAAAGGTCCGGACCGCGGGGTTCTTTCCCCCGTGCGAGACAACGGCGCGACTTGCGGAAAGTGACCCGCGGACGATGCCTGCGCGGCCCTCGGTGTTGTCCTCCGCACGGGAGTAAATCTCCCGACAGTCCGAACCTTGCGATTCCGGGCCTGCTATTTCTGCCGTGCGGCTTCCGCCTCCTGCTTGCGTATCCACATCAGCTCGTTCACACGCATGGCCCATTCCCAGTCGGTGAGGCTATCGGGGTCGATATGGAGGTAATAGCGCAGTTGGGTGTCCAGTTTCCGGACCCAGTCGCGGTCCTCCGCAGGATCGACCTCGGTAGCCCTCAGAGCTTTTCCAGCTCGGCCTCCGCGTCGGGGATGATCTTGTCGAGAACGCCCGATGCGCCCATGAACTTGTCATCGTCGCGGCGGATCGCCTCGCTGCCGCCCAGCCAGCAGTCGCGCAGCAGGGTTTCGTTGAACTTCAGCGGGTCCTTCTTTCCCGCACTCGACGCGAACGAGAGGTCGCGCCGAGTGGGTTTGCGCAGGTAGCACACGTGGCCGTCTACCTTGATCGCGTAAATGTCGCCGTGGCGCTTTTTCCATTCGTCGATCTCGGCCACCGTAGCCTGGCCGACAAGGGCTTCCTGTTTCTCCGTGATTTTCTCCATGATGATTTGCTGTTTTGGGTCCGGCCGGAGCCGGACGGTTGTTCGTTTCGGTTATCGCCGTTCCAGAAAGAGGAAGGGCAGCTTGAGGTCCTGGAACTTGTCGCCCTGGTTGGCCTCGCGGGGGTCCTCGGTGAACTGTACGCCGACGAGCTTGTGGATCGTCGGAACGTCGCCCTTCTCCGGGTCGCCGTAAGCCACCACGATGTCGAGCTGGATGCCGAGCAGCGAGCCGCCCGCGGCGGTCTCCAGCGCCTCGACCTCGGACTGCGTGAGTCCGATTTCGCCGTCGTTCGAGATATTCCCGCTCTGGATGGCCAGCGCCTTGTTGCCCTTGCCGTAGAGCGCCTCCTTCTCCTGTTTGGTCGTGTACTTGATCGAGCGGAAGCCCATCACGTCGCGGCCGCCCACATAGGCGGTGATGTCCTCCCAGCCGTATTCTCTGCCGTTGATCATTGTTCGGTCGTTTTATGCGGTTTTGAAACCCAGTTCCACGTCGATATACTTCGCGTATCCGTTGGGCTTGACGCGCAGCCCGATCTTTACCTGCGAGGTGGCCAGTACGTTCTGGTCGTAGTCGATCCTGCACTCCACGCCCGTATCGGACGAATCCGACGGGTCGTTGCCCAGGTTGTCCTGTGCGGTCATCTGCGTCTCGATGGCCTGCTCGACGTCGGCTTCGACGGTCGAGCACCAGGCGGGAACCAGCGTGCCGGACTTCGAGACCGGGACCTCGTCATTAAGCCACTCGACCAGCTGCGCGTAGGCGATGCGGTAGGCCTTGTCGATGACGCGGCGGTTGGTCAGCGCGCGGTAGTCGTCCTCGGGCGTCGTGGCCAGGTTATCGTCGGTGATGAAATACCCGGCCTTGCCGACGAACGTGCGGAAAGTGATATAGCCCTTGTCGTTGATCGTCTCCAGGTCGGCCAGTTCGGCGGGATCGGCCCCCACGTAGAAGGTCAGCGGCTGGAGCGCACCGTCGCGCACGCGGCTGATCTTCCGCTGGACGGCCGAGGCGGCGATGCGCCCGGCGACGACACCCATCGCGGCGTTCTTCGACGAAGCCGATGTGTCGCCGAGCACCACGCCCGCACGGTTGTACTCCGTTTCGGCAAGGTCCTTCAGCGTTGCGGTGTCTCCGACATAGCCGTAGCCCTCGACCAGCGAGAAGATCGGCGCACGCAGCGTGTCCGTGGCCCAGTCGCCCAACTGCTGGGCTTTCGGCAGCGCGGCGAACACGTCGGCGTCGATGCCCTCGGTGGTCGTCAGTTCGTAGGCTTCGGCCGGAGTCTTGAAAGCGACGAGACCGCGGATTTTGCCGTTCGACGCCTTGAGCAGGGCCACGGCTCCGGCGGCGTTGTCCTTGTCGAATGCGTTGGCGAAGGTCTCGCTCTCGGCATAGCCCGTCAGCCAGAGCTCCGTTCCGTCGCCCGCCTCGGCGTAGAACTCCTTGACGTTGCGGTAGAGGTTCGGGTTGTTCTCCGACGTGACGCCCAGCGCCTCCAGGTCGGCGAGCTTGCGCAGCGTGTACGCCTTGCCCAGCTTGAACTTGTCGCCGCCCGTCTCTTCCTTCGCACCCAGCGCCATCATGCCGAGGCAGCCGTCCGCCATCGCGGCCACCTGTCCCAATGCGCCGTTGGCGTAGATGATTCGTACTCTCGGTAACATTTACTTGCGTTTTACGGTGATTACTGCCTTGTCGCGGAGCGTGGCCGCATGGTTGCGGGCCTCGGACTCCTTGAAGAACCCGAACCCGTTGGAGGTCATGTAGACGACCGGGGCATCCGGGTATGCGGCCAGGATTCGCCCGGCCTCAGCCTTCAGACGGCTCCCGGCACCCGATTTCGCGGCTGCACGGTCTGCTGCCTCACGGGCCGCCGCCTCGGCTGCCTGGCGGGCCGCCAGTTCCTCCGGGGTGTCGGCGAATGCCGTTGCCGGAGAAAGCGGGCGTTCGTCCTCCCCGGCCGTTGCCGGGGTGTCATCGGTCTGCCGATCCGCCGTGCCGCTCTCATCATCGGATGCGGAGTCCGGCCGGAGACCGGGTGTCGTGTCCGGAGCTTCGGGGGCCGACGGCTTCGGTTCCGCTTCCTTCCCGGCGGCGGGCTCCGTGTCGGGAGCCGTCTGGAGATCGGGCGATTCGCTCCCGGCCTGCATGGGCGTGTCCGCGGTCCGGTCGGAGGCTCCGGCCGTTTTCGGAGCTTTCCCGGCGGCTTTTGCGGTATGATTGTTTTTTGCCATTCGATGGTTGTTTTAACGGTGTTTGAATAATCTGTAAGAGCCATAGGCCACGGCCAGCAGTCCGGCGATGCACAGAGCGTGCTGCCACCAGGTGAGGCCGCGACGCCGGGCCGTCGTGAGGTCTGTTTCGGCGGCCTCCTGCCGGGAGGTGTTCCCCTCCGTCCGGAGCTGCTGCCCGGTATGGCCGCCGCCGAGGATCGTGTCGGAGCGGATTCGCCGCTCGGTCTGTCGCACTCGGCCCGCTTCGCGGGTGGAATCCGTAAGTCGTTGCCGCCGGATTGTTTCCCGCCGCAGGGGCG